TAACCTCGGCACAGGCAGAACCTGTTATGTGTAACTTGGTTTATTCGTAATTTAGTTACTATACTACAAGAGGAGACATAGTATTATGCTAGCCACTAATAGTCCTAGTGCTGGTGTCTATACTGTCGAAAATGATCGGTCGCAACGTATTAGAGCGGCGTCTACTTCTATCGGTGCCATCATCGGTGCATCAAACCGCGGTCCAGTAATGGAACCTACGTTAGTGTTCGATAATGAAGAATTCCGTAAGAAGTTCGGCAAGAAAGACCCAAAAGTTGGTTTCATGCACTACTGCGCCGAAGCGTTTCTTGAAGAATCAAGACTCCAGGTTATCCGTGTTGCACTTGATACCAAGTACGGTGGTACATTCATTACTACCGATACAAACTTCTCTAAACCTCGCGCTTTGCCTGCTGGCTTAGATTCGCCTGATTTAGTGAATTTCGACCCTAACGATATTCTGTTTATTCATGCAGCCGACCCTGGTGAGTGGAACAACGACATCCGTATCGTTTGGTACCCTGACGTAAATGACCCAGAAGGTCAAGCGTTCTACATCCAAGTCTACGAAGGCTCGACTGGTATTGCATCAGAAGTTTGGCATTGTACTACTCACGAAAAAGTGAATGGTAACGGCCAGCAGATGTTTGTTGAAGACGTTATCAATGAAGGTTCAAGCCTGATTCGTGTACGTTTAAATGAAAACCATCCTGCATTCGCAAACAACCCAGAGCCAAACTTAATCAACGCTGTTGGTGAGAGTACTCTTACTGGTGGTGACAACGGTCTGCCGTTTAGTTTAGGTGAGCCTCGCTATGTGGCTGCTTGTTTACAGGCTTGGGAACTGTTCTCTGATTGGGAGCAAATTGACGTCAACATCCTAATCAACGGTGGTTTATCTATTCCTTCAATTCAATTAAAGATGGATGAAATTTGTATGCGCCGTCAAGACTGTATTGCGGTCCTTGATGTACCATCAAATAAACAAGACCCTGTTGAGGCAGTTGAATACCGCCGTAACACATTGAACCTTAATAGTTCACTGAGTGCCATGTACACGCCTGATATTCAGATTCGTGATACTGATAATGGTCGTGATCAATTTGTTCCGCCATCTGGCCACGTTGCTGCGCGTTACGCTTATACCGATAACAACTTTGCTTCATGGTTTGCCCCTGGTGGTCTTACTCGTGGTAAAATGCCAAGTGCTATTGGTTTACGTCACAACTACAAACTACAGCACCGTAATATCCTTACGGAAAACCAAGTTAACTCTGTTATCTCAATTGAAGGCAACGGTATTAACATTTGGAATGCTGATACGTTGTACGCGGTCAAGTCTGCATTGAACGACATCGGTATTCGCCGTATGCTTTGTTTCTTACATGCAAGCGTCCGTATCAACAACTTGTTTGCCGTGTTCGAACCGAATGATAGTATCTTGCGTTCTCGCCAGCGTACTTCAATCGAAGCATTACTTGATCCAATTCTAAGAGGCCGAGGCCTTTACTGGTATCAGGTTATTTGTGACGAGCGCAATAACAAACCTGAAACAATCGACAACGGTGACTTAATCGTTGACGTTTATTTAGACCCAGTTCGTTATGCTAAGCGAATCCACCTGAGCGCAATCATTCCGCGTACAGGCCAGATTGACTTCGCAGAACAACTAATCAACAACGCTAATGGATAACGGAGCATACGATGCCTAAAGTTGAATTGAAAGAAGTCCAAGACAACGTAAAAGATCCGTTGCTGTCTGATAACTATGAGGTGGTATTCCAGCTACCTCAAGGTGTTGCTGGTGATGCTCAATCGCTTCGCGTTCAGTGTAAGAGTGCGGCAAAACCTGGTAGCACTATCGAACAGCAACTGGTTGAAGTATTTGGTCACGCCCTAAGACACGCTGGTCGTAAGACGTTCAGTGGTACTATGGCGATTAACTTCCAAGAAAACAGTACAGCCACAATCACAACAATCCTTGAAGACTGGCAAGAACTTATTCGTTCTACCGAAGGTCAGGTTGGTGAGTTCAAGTCGGTTTACGCTACTAATGCGGAATTCCACTTGCTTAACCAAAAGGGCGAGCCTATTCGCTCATACAAGATTGTTGGTGTATGGCCTACAGAAGTACCTGAGATTCCAATGGAACAATCTGGTACTGCGATTGAGTTGTCTGCGACATTCTCTTTCGACCACTACGAGATTCTTTAATCTCTTTTATGAAAAGAGGGCTCCGGCCCTCCTTTCTCGATCTTAGTCAGATAGAGCAACCACTTTATGTTAGTTTCCTTATCAGCTAAAGCCAAAGTGACGGACTTTCAATGGTATACGTTTCAAGGCACAAGACGAGTTCTTATTGAGAATGCCAATAGGTACTATGACCTTGAGATAACCAAGGGAGAGCATTTCGGTCTAAAGTTAGGGCGAAC